TAATTTTTCAATTATTGCAAACTTTTTGCGATTACATTCGTCTTATAGTATATCGTTCGATATTAAGGTTCTTGTACCCCAGGAAGTGGGGGAATTTTGGGATTTTGTTTGTTATCTGGAAGCCGTCGCCATGACGATTCACGTTGCAAAGCGTGTCCAGACGCTACAGTATCTGGAAGTTGCATGATAATGTGGTCCTGTAGATGTCCACTTCACGTCATATCCTTTGAAATTTGCATGACCTCTGCACTTACTTTTATGTGCTTTGGAGTTATCTGAGAGTGACACTACTTCCAAGTTACCCTTGCAGTTATTGAGCTTGTTGCCATCTTTATGATGTACAGTCAAGCCTTCTAAATTTGCCCCTTTGAGCTTCATTACTTCCAGATACTGTAGCGTCTGGACACGCTTTGCAACGTGAATCGTCATGGCGACGGCTTCCAGATAACAAAACGGTGTAAAGAGTCCCTGTGACGCTCTCCATTCTCATTCCATTGAAGATAAACATAGCCGCTCTCGTCCAATCTGGCTCCTTTTCCCTCTAATTCTAGGGCATCCTCCATGTCCAGATGGGCAATTTTGCCGCCAACTTCCAGATACTGTAGCGTCTGGACACGCTTTGCAACCTTAACTGAGTTGGGCAAGCTACCTTGTGACAAACATGGCATTCTTTTGAAACAAGTAACATCGTTTTTTGTTGTTGCATCACAATTCTCTCAGCCACTCCATGAATTTAGCTTTATCGTACCCGTCTGCTTTTGACAAATTCTTTCCTCCAGGCAATGGTTGTAAGTTATCAAGTCTGTTGATAACACGCAAGTCGAAAATATCATGGTCCAGAAATGCTTGCACGGGGAAAATATGGTCGATGTGATGAGGTTGTTGTCCGTATCCATTCGGGTGATTCTCAATGTGGTCACGGAGTTCATCGGGAGTGTACCCGAGCAACTTCTGTGTTCGGTCGCCCTTGACACTGCCAGCAGCCTTGAGACACCGCTTTACTATTCGCTCACATGCTTTACGCCAATATTTGTTAGACGCTATTTGTTCCCGGTCTGGATTCCACATATAGCAATTCGGGCCGGACTTCTTATTGATACCGCATGTTCGGCAGTTAGGGTATCTTAGGAAGTTGCAATAGTAGGCTTCACCCTCTAGTCCGCATTTGCATAAAAACCTAATTCTCGTCTTGCCTTTGCTCATCCATGAAGATAAAAGCTGGCATCCATTCTCTTCGCAAGCCTGCTTAACATCAGCTTCCTCAGTACGATGGAATTCTGAGAGTTTTCTTTTTTTGCACTCCTTACACAAGCTGCCAGCACGTAAATCAGCAAATCTGATTTTGCCGACTGTGCCACACTTACACTTATAGTCTAGTGGCTTGAAGAGATTGCTGTATTCGTTTGATAACAGTAGGCATCCAACTTCGTCAAATGCACGCTTCACTTCTTCATAAGAATGTTTGACATTTCCGGCGCAGAACTTACATCTTTGGCCTTTTTGAAAGTTATTCCAAGTTATAGCCGTCTGATGTCCTTGTTCACACTTACATCGCATGACGACCTGTGACCCGGCGTACTCCGATTCAAGTAACTCCCATCCGTGCTTCTCAAACTCGCTTTTAACGTACTCGTAACTTAGTGCTTTCATGATAAATCTCCATGAAGCTATTATAGTATAGCAATGTCTAATTTCAAATAGAGAAAAAAGAAACCCGACATAGTTGTCGGGTTTCCTATCCAACATAAAGTTAGATAATGAAATTAGCGATGCTCATGCGTGCGTAAAATTTTGCTCCTTCTCGCAAAAGTTTCTTGCCATAACGAGTCAAGATACCTTTACGTGGGCAGAAGCTTTCCGGGTCTAACACGACTGGAGTCTGTGTTAGTGGAACATATGGACAGTAGAAGTAACCTGAGTCCATATAGCTATCACCCTTGTAACCAAGAAGTATCTGGTTCGATGGGAACAGCGGGTCTTTGTATAGTCTCCAACGGTTGTTAACAGTACCAACGTACTGAATACCAAGGGAGCTAGTGAAAGTCTCGCTAGGAGCCGGTGCGAAACCTGCGGTAGCGGTTTCAAAGATACTTGCAACTTCCGGGGAAGTTACTAGCCAGTTGCAACCACCACGAAGGGTCTTACGGTGAACTACGTTAGATAGTTCTACGACCTTGATGTACAAGGACTCGTACTTCTCCTTGATAGTTTCGCCAAGCGCCGTGTTGAAATCCCATGCCGCTACCGTACCAGCGTTGTTACGAAGGTCGGTCAAAACTTCACGGTCGATTTCCAAGTTGATTTCCTGAGCCAACACTGCTGTTAGTTCAGCCTCAGCATCCAAGTTGTGCTGAGAACGAAGGTCTTGCTGAGCTTCGTAGGACCATACCGCCTTGAGCTTCCTAGTCTTAGCAGCGATTTCTTCGCTTTCTACGACCAAGTTAATCTCAGGCAAATCCTGGTTACATTCCATGTTATATTCATAGGACATAACTAGGTGGTTGGTGCCTGGTGCGCTAGTCCACGCTACCTGTACTAGACCTGTAGTGTAGTTAACGCTGGAGCCAGAAGTCTGACCCTTAGCAGTTAGACCGGATACTAGGTCGTTGAAGGTGAATACGCCTGCTGCCGAAACCGTGAAGGTCTGGATGGCGGTTGCACCTGCGAAGACCGTACCAGTGATGGTGCCAGGTAGGACCGGGGTATGCTCAAGAGGAGCATAGGTCGAGGTCGTGATAGCACCTGGGTCTGTGCTAGTGGTTTCGTTCTGTACGAACTGCGAAGAGTAGAAAATATCCACGTTCGCAGTACCGTCAGCAAGCTGCTGCAATGTGTTAACATCATCGCCTGGGAAACCGGCGTTATTGTCTGCACCACGGCGTGCGCCCTTGTTACTTGAGTAACGGAAGCGCAGGTAGTACACCAACCCAGTTGGGCCAAGCAATGGCTGCACGCTAACAATCTTGTTAGCGATTAACTGGGGATAAATACGACGTACTAGCGGGATGCTAATACGCTTGAACTGAGCAATGTCACCAGTGTCGGTGCTTACTTCGTTCATCAATCTCTGGTTTTCCAGAAGGACCGCACAAGCCGAACGAACATATCGGTCGTCGAGGCCCTCTAGCAAGCCAGTCCTACTCCAACGAGTCTCTAATTCCCGAGCTTCGTTGAGAAATTTTGCATTTGCGTTCATCTAAAAAATTTCCTTGTTAAGACTTACTTTTTGCTTTTGTTAGTACCAGCCAGAGTGTTCAGAACACCAAGGTCGATACCTTCTACTAGGGTTGATACATCAGTATCATCCTCTTTGGCACTCTTGGTATCAGAGTTATGTTCCGTAATAACCCTAGTCTCTTCGACTACCGTGTGCCCTCTCCCCGATACATTCTTCGCTTTCTGCGCTCTTTCTTTCCTATCACTAGTACGTCCTTCTGAAAGGATGTTCTGTGTGTGACGAACGGCCTCGTTCAACTTCCTATTGTCATGGTCTAGCCTGATGTTACGGGCCTCCATCATACGAAGGTCAGCCTGCATCTTCTCGATGTTGCGGTACGCCTCATCAAGCTTGCTGCTGGTTGCCAGGGCAACGTCTTCGTCAGACAAGTAGTTAGTAGTAATCTCAACGATTTTATCCAAAGCAACTTTGTGCTCTGCCATACGTGGGTCGTTAAGAACGTCACGCTTGGCCTGCTCGTAAATTTCTGCGCCCTTGAACTGCAAGAATTGGTCTACCTTCTCAACGATGTGTTCCTTCATCTCGCTAAGACGCTTGTCGTACTCATCGTAAATCTCAGTTTCGAAGGTTCCGCTCTTGGCTCGTTCTGCAAGAAGCATCTGATATGCTTCCTCATAACCCTCTTCCAGGGTTGCTTCGAACTCTTCACGCTGAACCTCTAACCGATTACGAAGGTCACTGATGATGCTGTAAGCCTCTTGATAACCCTGTTCGGCGGTCTTTTCGGCAGTAGCGAGTTCGCCAGATAGCTCCTTGTAAGCCTCCTCTAGCTTCTCATTGAACTCAGCTTCAATTTCTTGACGAGCTTCGTTCAACATTTCATCAACTGCCGAGGCGACTTCGTTTAGGTGTTCTGCCGGAAGAAGTTTCTTTAGTGCTTCTAAGATTTTGTCCATATTAGCCTAACCTCGCTTTAAGTTTGCCTGTTTGTTGTTTAACAATACCACCCAGGGCGGCAATAATAGCCTCTTTACTTAACGTATGTATGCTGCTGCTGTTATTTTTAACAGCAGAATAATGGCTCACACCATTAGCCGTGGGTATAACACTTTCTTTCTTGCTTCCGACCACTTTTTCTTGGAAGGCTGCGAACGTCGAAGGGTCGGCTACGGCGTCGAATGTAATAAGCTTGTAACTCTCGCCAATGACTAGAATTCCATTCTCATTAACCTTACCATTGCCAACGCCCCTACTAGAGATGCCTACTCGGACACCATCGTTAATCAGAGCCTTTAATACCTTGCCATGTGGCGTATTAAGGATTTCTCCTTCGCCCATTAGAACATTACCATCCCACCATAGCTTCGTAATGACGTGAGAAGCGTCCCGGAAATGGATGATTGAATCAGTTGGGTGGTCCAATTCACCAATTAGACCACGACCTTTAACTACTTCCATTAACCTTTGGACGTTCTCATCCAAAACAGTGAATGGATACATTCTTTTGTTTTTGTTTACTGCCTCGGCCTCTTGAAACTTACCCCTAAACTTGATTAGTCCTTTTTCAATGTTGGACTCTTTAAGGTCAAGCTCGAAGCTGGCATTATCACAACTGTCTATAAACAGCATCAAATCGTTAGCCATTAAACTCCTTAGTGATTATGCGAATAAACGGCCTGGGACCATCCCAGGCCGTGTTTCTAGCTTCGTTACTTGTCCTCAATCAGGTTGTCGGACTTCATCTTGTAGTGACCTTTACGCCACGGCGATTCCTTGACATTCGGATTCTGTAGGGCTGGCCAGGTTTCGCTGGACTGCCAACAGCTCCAGTCACTCTGTCCGTCATCTACAGCACTCTTCTCCTTCATCTTGTAATCGCCGAATGGCTTCAAGACGTTAGGATTGTCAAGTTCTGGCCATGTCTTGCCGGTGATGTTGCCCCAGCTACGGTGCTTCATCTCATCCTCAAGACCGCCACGATAGCTCTTGCCGTCGCTTACAGGTGTCTTGCCACCCCACTCGCCAGGGTGCTGGCTTGGGATACCTGGAACCTTAGCGTTCTTGGCCATCTGCGGGTGGTCGCCTGGGTATACGTCAGACGGGGTGTTGGAAACATTCCAGGTATCCGAAGAATACTGGACGTTAGCCTCTACCAACTGCTGCAACCAAGTAGCAACCTCACCAGCTAACTCCAAGGTAGGCTCACGCTCCTGCTGCAATACTGCGTACAGTTCAGTCAAGAAACCGTTAGTCTCACCCTTGAGGGCTTCGTTGCCTTCCAGAACTGCAATCTTGTTGATTTCAACAAGTGCGTTATAGAGTTCGGCAAATACCTGCATCTCAATGTGGCTGCTCTCGTCTAGTTTCGGATAGAACTGGTGAACGATGTCCTGGAACGCTTCGTACACAGAGTCGTCCTTAGCAAGCTCAACGCCTGCTAGACTGATGATTCTCTTGACTCTCTCTGGGTAAGCTTCCGACGCTGTGCGTAGGATGCCTTCTGCCATGAACTGGCAAGCGTCATCGTCAAAGTTAACTTCACCGATGGACGATAGAGCCTCAGCGATTTCGGACTGTAGTTCAGTCTGAGTTAGATACATTAGTTCTGGCCAGTGCTTGACAACCTTTTCCATTGTTGTCTGAGTGGCGTCGTTGTCTGACAGTGCGTTGCACTTACGGAGGTCAGCCATTGCACGGCAGAAGTTGGTGTCCTCATGAACCTTCTTGACCTTGCCACGAAGGATTTCGAGGTCAGTCTTCATCGTCTTCCAGTTGAAAGTAAGCAACTTGTTCTCGTTGCGAACGTTCTTTACCGGGATGCGAACGGCAGTTACATTGCCCTTGTCGTCATGCTTGTAATCGCACTGATTCAAAACAGGCCCAAACTCCTGGTATTCCAAGTAGTTCAAGACATTTTCAGTTAGATTTGCCCACTCGTTGACCTTCTTGGCAGGTGCCTGCTTCTTGAAGCGGGTGTGAACATGGGTGCCCTTGCCGAACTGCTTCTTGAGGGCTGCACGACGGTCTTTTGCCTGCTTCTTCTGCGAATCACTTAAAAGGCTCTGGCTCTTTTTCTTAGCCCGCACCCTTTTAGCAATCACGTCAGGAGTTTGCTTGCCACGCTTCTTAGGACTAGTCTTGCCAGCCTTCTTATCAACCCAGAAGTCAGGTGCCCCTTCCATCAAACTACGACGGACGGATGGCATCTTCATGTACTCTTCAAAAGCTGCATTAGCTTTGATGTCGTTGTTGTTTAGTAGTTCATTGACCATCGAATTCAGCAAATTACGTGACTGCGTTTTTGCTGTGGTGTCGTCAATAACTAGTTCTTCAATGTTTTCAAGGATGATGTGCTTGTCTTGCATGCGATACGTTGCATGAATGAAAGTATTGTGGTCCGCTGTTTCATAAGTAACATCGGATTCACCGAAACAATGGAGTGAGAGGTAGTCTACATCCAACGCTTTGGCTAGCACACCCTCGGCTTCGGTCAGTTCCGTTTCCGCCGCCGATAATGAGTCTTCTTTTATCTTCTTGAAGACATCATACTCAATAAGTTTTCTCTTCATCTTTTGTCTCCCTATTAGGATACTGAGCCTGTAGCCCGTATATATGTTCCCAGTGACCCGTTTTAGAAAATGTTAGTAAAACTATACGGTTCCCTATTATATAAGTATGCAGAAGGAGCCAAAACTGGTTGTTAAAATGAAAAGCTTTCATCAATATCTATCGGAACGTGAACAGGCTAGCCCCGTTGGTTCTATGGGCATGGGACTAGGCGAAATCGAGACTCAATCGGGCGATGATTCACTAATGCGCATCGCTAAGATGGCCGTAGACGACCACCGCACCGACATCCTGAGCTTTTTCCAGCATTTGGCCAAGAAAGACGGCAGAATTGAACAAGAACTTAAAGACTATAATAACGAAAGAAAGCACAGTGAACGTCCTAAGAATGGCAATAGTCCGCATGAAACTCCCGATGACAGAGACGAAGTTGTCCCTAGCTCGGCAGATTCAACAGGCGGTGTGGAGGGAAGTGAAGGTGGTTAATCAATTCGCAGAAGAAATCAATCAAAGATACAGAAGTGATGGTGTTATCCATCCAGACCACCCCTGGTACAAACACCAGCGAGGCGTTGGCGAAGCAAGAATTGAGCAATATCGTAAAATGGGTATGCTGGAAGGGATAGAGCCAGGTTCCTGGGAGGAAACCACCGTGGTTATCCTGATGGAGAACCAACGCACTATCTTGGAGTGCTAGCCAATTCTAAATACCTGTCCGCAGTAATGTCCCAGTTGTTTCCCACGATATACTTGTCTGCTTTTTTCACCAAGTTGTTACGATAGTTTTCGTCACTAAACACCCTGTCTATTTCTTTGGCAAGCTCTAGGTGTCCATTTGGACGGGGTAATACCCCATCCAGGTCATCAAACATATGTGAGTTACTGGCTATCACCGGGATGCCATTTGCCATCGCTACACGGATTGCACCCGACGCTCCATACACCATATTCTTCGGGTCATTGACATAAGGGAATAAGGCTATTTTGGCGGTTCTCAAATAATGGTTAATCGTTTGCTCAGTTTGGAACTTTCTAATGATAACGGCGTTGTCCCTCAGCCCCAATTTGTCAATTCTGTCCATGAGAGTGGAGTAGTATTGGGTGTGGATTACGCTAGTGTGTGCATTCTCACTGCAAAGATAGCAGTAAAAGATGCTCTCGAACTTCTTGTCGATGGTTTTAAGGTGATGGATTGCATCCAACACCCGGTCAACACCCTTGTAAAAAAACCCGAAGCCAAATTGTACTAAGGCGTAAGGCGTCTGGAAGATGTTCCACAACTCCTCCTTCTCCTCCTTGCCAATCTCCAGGCAACCATGAGGAATCACAAAGACCTCGCTATTGTTACCCACTCTCCTTAATGCTTCCTTGGCTTCTTTACTGTGAACGACAATACGCTTGGCCGCTGCCGAGCATATCGACTTGTCTAAGTGTTCGTAAACGGAGTGCATTGTTACAACGTATGGGATGTCTTCAATGCTTTGAAGCATTTGCAGGAAGAAAGTAGCTTTCGGGAAAATCCCAAATTCATGTTGTACAATGATAAAGTCAGGGTTCCAGGCCAGGATTTGGTTGACGCACTCCTGCATGGACTTTCCCCGTTCCCAGCATCGGGACACGAAAGGTTCGTCGGGTTGGGTTGCAACCCCTTTCTCTGAGAAGATGCGTATTGCTTTGACTTTGGGTATTAAGGACTCTACCAAAAAACGTGAATACGTGCTGATGCCGCAGGCATCATTCCAATTACAGATTACGGCTATCTTCAAGTCTTTGGACGCTTTATGCTCTCCAGTAGACAGTTTTGTTCCAATTATCTTGTGCCACTCATCTCGGGGAACCGGGGGTATCTCTTTGACGCAGTGGTTAGTAACAGAGAACGGTCGGTCTGAGACAGCCGTAACGATATTCTTATTGTTAACGGCAGCAAACATATTTTCCTATGATTCACAGGCCCACTGAATACATGCTGTGTTAGTCTTAATGTCTGCATGGATGACGAAGCCATTTTCCATAATCTTTACGCTGATTCTGTTGATGTCTCCGTGGCATACCGGGCAACCGTCGCAAGGGTCTTGTATGCTTAAAGCAATGTTAACCGGATGCTTTTCAATCGCTATCTTAATCTCATGAAGTCCATAGCCAAGCACAATATCGCCAGTGGATACTGACTTGTGGTGACTAGCACATTTGGTTCTTAGCCTTTTCAAGAAATCCATTTCTCCTCCTGGTTTATATAGTTAGATGCTTAGTTTTATTTTTTCCTAAGAAACTTACTACAATAGTTTCTAGGAGAAATAATGAACACTACTATCCAAAAAAGAATTGATGCTGGCCTTTGCACTCGATGTTGCGTGGCTGTCGATACTGGCAAACAAAAATGTGAGTCTTGTTTAGAAAAAGAAAGGAGTTATAACAAGAAATACTATAAAGAAAGAGGCAAGAAACAACCTGTCAAAGGTGAATGTGTAAATTGCAGTAGAAAAACTGATAGTATATATAAGTGTTGCAAAACTTGTCGGCGTCGTAGTAGGGATAGGCGTCGTGTTTTTAAGGAGGCTGGCTTTTGTTATGGATGCGGCACACATCGCACCAGCAACTCTCCTCTGTGTACAGTTTGTTACTTGAAAAGCAGAGCCATTTACCTGTGGGGATGTTCCGATAGATGGCAAGATTTAGAGTTGTTGTTTGAAAACCAAATGAACCGATGCCCTATTAGTGGACGTGTGCTGACTCTTGGTGTTGATTCGTCTATTGACCACATTTCACCAAAAAGCAAAGGTGGTAGTAACGAATTGTCTAATTTACAATGGGTTCACAAAATGGTGCAAGGTCTAAAGCTAAATCATAGCAAGGAAGATTTGTTTGAATTAGCAAGAGACATTTGCTTGTGGAATAAGTTACTAGAACCAGAAAGCGTGTAACCGCTCCAAAAACTCTTTTGAAATGATACAATTTGGGCCGTCAGCAAGGACAGCATCTACTGAACAGTAGGGACATAATGCCGTATCTGAGTCATCCGTCCATTCTTTTATTTCGTCGGGAGAGAATTCTGCCAAGCAAGAGTAACATCCACAGTGGTCCGCAGCGACCACTGTGGAACGGTTACGGAAAGCAGCCTTAGCAGCATGTCTAATTTCCATTGTATCTCCGTTAAATTGGCCCAAAAGGCGGAAAGGCTTGACCATAAGGATGGCCACTAGTATCACGGGTATTCTTCATGCCCAAGAATTCTTCCTTGCATCTTTCATAACTTTCTGAGTCGCCATTGCCGTGCATGAGCCAAAAAGTCCTGAATGATGCGTTCGGATTCTGTGATTGGAACTTGTGCAAAATCCTTAGTATAGGAAATCGTTTATAGTCAAGGTTGTACGAATGCTCACGCAACCAACTGGCGAAAGTCATCATTCAGCCTCCGAGAAGTCCGGGTTCTCCTCATCCATTTCCCTTTCATAGTCGAGGATTTCAAGGTCGTACTTTACAATATCCTCTTCTGTCGGTTCAGGCAATGGCTCTGCTTGTCCTGACGGTGGCATCATGCCAGGCTCATCACCCCCTTGTTCTGGTGGTGGCATTGGTGGCATTCCTGGCGGTGCCGCTCCTCCTGGAGCGGGCGGTGCGCCTGGGGGTCCACCTGGCGGTGTGCCTCCTGGTGCCATCATTGGATTCGGTCCACCTGGCTCTGTACCCATTTCTTGCTCGCCCTGGCCTGGTATACCAACGCCTAGCAACTGCGGGTTCTGGGCTAGTACCTGGAGCTTCAAGTCCTCAAGTTTCTGAATCTTCATACGGGCTATCATCTCGTTAGCCTCGTCTTCTGTGTAATTCATCCACTTGGTTAGTACGTCGAAGTCGGACATCAACTGACTGCCCTTCAAGCCGTTAGCATTGTTGATTCTGTTAGTGACAACTTCCGCACGACTGAGTTCTCTCCAGTCAGACGGAGGCGTCATCTTAATCTTCAAGTCTTCGTAGTTCTCTTCCGGGAAACCACGCAACTTCAAGTGTCTATCAGCTATGTGCCACAACCCGTCTTCGATGTAAGACTGGAGCCTTTCGATGAGGCGGGCGAACTTAACGTCCTGAGCCGAAAGCGTGATACGGGTTGCGTTCGGGTCTTCCGTGGAAAAGTAAGACTTCGGGAAGTTCAAAGCGGTAAAGAGCTTGTTGCGGAAGTAGACGGTATCGTCAATTTCGCCCAAGTTCTCAGCACCCGGTAATGTTTCAATGCGGGTGTTACTGTTGGGCTTGATTGGAACCCAATAGTCTTCGTCCTGAGCCGGTGGGTGCCATCTTTCGTCAACTGCACTAGCACCCTGACCGCCTCTGGCTGTTACAACCTTCTTCTTACGGAACTGGTCCTTGAGACGCTCCATGAACGCTTCTGCTTTGAACGGCGGTAGTTGCGCCACGTCGATGTAGAAGACACGTCGCTCTGGTGCCCGTGTTAGTCGGTACACAACCATAGCGTCTTCCATCATACGCAACTGATGGGCTGGACCCCTAGCTGGTTCTATAAGGCTGATGCCATAAGGATAGAACGTCTTGCGGTCGTCACCAATTCGTATGTGAATGATGGCTTCCGGTGCGAAGCGAATAGCCGTAGCCATACGCAGTTCTTCGTCGGATGCCTGAGTAATAGGTGCCCTTTGTAGCGATTGGAAGTCTGGACCTTCTTTGCCTTGCTGGAACTCGATGAGCTTGGACTTGGTAGTCTCGATTCGGTACATGCTTTCTGGCGGTAACTCCCGGATGGCGTAAATGCCTTCCTTGGGGTTCTCCGGGTTTATGATAAGTTCTCCAAACCAGTCACCGTTCACGAACGTCTTTTTGGCTAAATTCCACACGAAACGCTGGCCCATGTTCAGCATGTTACGGTGGAAGAATAGGAACTCTAGCTCCTCTAGTACCTCTTTGTTCTCACAGGTAATCTTGAAGACACGGCCATGTTCGTCCCGCTGGCAGTTGTGCATGACCAGGGAGCGAGTGCAGAAGCACTGGTGCTTGTCAACCGACAGGTCGTACACATCAACTTCTTTACCGGGCACAACGGCTAGAACTCTACGGTACTCCGATTTCTTAGCAAGATAACGAATCTCCTTGGCACTAAAGCCCTCCCGCATCAGGGTGTGGTTGATGGTCATGTGGGCATGGTCCATCGCCTTCGCCACCTTGCCGATTGTTAGGTCTTTCGCTATCATGCGAGCCGCTTTGTTCACTCGCTCATACTTGGGAATATCCTTGCCGCCACGCCACTCGTCAATGAATTGTCGCTCATGAATCCACCCCTTTTTATGGGTAAAGATGCGAGGGTATTGTTTTGTCTTGAGGTTTGTTAGTCCCTGTTTCGCTTTCAGGCGGTAGAAAGGCATAAGCTCACTACCCGTTTTTAACTCACGGGCTTCTTTCCATGTTCCGTCCCGCAACATAATACGGTGGTCGGCGGTGATGGTTTCTATCTCACCGTTGTCGAGGTAAAGCTGGATGGTCTTTTCTTTCTTCACTACCCTTGGGTCGTAGGCCCACCCGATGGTGTAGTCCCCTTTTTCGGCGTCGTAGCAGTAAATAGGAAAACGCTCTCCCGCTTTATTCTTAGCGAGCCATTCGATAGTTACATAACCGTGGTACAGGGTGGCAATTTCGGTAGAGCCTGCAACGCAGGCTTCGTCGGCGAAGACGGTCATCGCCATTTCGATTTCGGCGACACCTTGTAGTAAGCGGAAGTATTCTTTATAACGTGCCTGTCGATTGGTCGTCGTTGACAGGTCAATCATGTCATTCGTTTGACGCAGGTTGATGAAACCCCCGCCCGAAGCTGAGAAAACGTCTGCATTGCGAATGTCTGGAATAGCGTCGGGCTGGGTAGTTCCAGCACCGTCTAGCTTGCGAATGTCAACCTTTTTCGCTAGCGGGTCTTGCGTAAACGCATAAGTCCAGATTTTGTAAAAATCGTACCAGGCCATAGATTCCTTTTCTAATTAACTACTTGTAGTTATTAACTTACTCCTTTTTTTCACTATATTAGAAGAGGGTTACAGACCAAGTAATACATTCTTTGAAAGTCTTCATTTGGGTATATATGCGAAAAATTCTGTTTGTTGTTAGTCACCTTGGTTCCGACAGTGCTTCTTTGTGTGACATCTTGGGAGCTAATCCCCAAGTTCAGTTCTACAACACCAAGGCCATCTATGACCGCATGGAGATAGGTCTTTCGTTAGTTGCCAAACCCCATAAATGCGACAAAAAAGCGGCGATATGGGCTGATGAGCTACTTTCAAACCATCGTTTGTGCCACAAATGTTTCTACAAGTGGGCGCAGTTCGTCTACGTCATCAAGGACGCCCGGCACAGCTTGAACACTATGCGGCCTAGCGATGCGAAAACGGCAGACATTAACTTTCGATACTACTGTTACCGGCTCAGGAGAATATGTGAGATGGCCAGGAAGACACCCGGAGCGGTGCTATTGACCAATTTGACCAATCTCAAGCTGGTGGAGGAGTATTTGAAGTTACAGGAACCGTTAGGGGCGGCGATGATTAGTCCTGCGGCAGAACCCTGTAAATTGGTGACTCCTGAGCATATCCGCAAGGGGCAGGAGTCATTTGAAAGGCACTTCTACTATCTGCGCAACCTGGATTTGGTACGATAGATAGGGTATGGCACTCTGGCATCCTAAAACACACTGTCATTTGGGCGACCTTGTGACCATTGTTCAGTACCTACACCAGCTTCCTGGTGAGCATGTTATTTATGGCAATAGGATGTGTCGATGTGGCTGCGGGCGACGGCAGGAGGAAACTTTACCGCAAATCATTTCTTTGCTCGACACGTCGGTCGTCTTCGGCGGGGTGAATATTCCCCCGGAGGCTCAGGGGATTGACCCGGTGTGGTCGAACGACGGTGGCACCAGGGAGAACATCACTTACGTCAAAGCGAAATACTTACCCGTGCGTCACGAACAGCTTGTGGGCGTGCAGTTTACACCTGTGATGATTGACAGCGAAAGGCTCATGTCTTCTGACAATGCCCGGCGACTGTTTGAAGTCTTGAAGAGTCAGGGGGTACAGCGGCATCAATTAGCCAACATGAGTGATGCCACCATTTTTCAGGCCCCTAGTCCTTATTGGGGTATCAATTCCTGGGGTGGCAACGTCCTGGAGAAGTTTGAGGTTCTTTCCAAGGCCCGGCTGCACATTTCCGCAGACAGCGGCACGGCCCACTTAGCGGCCATGAGTGATACGCCGGTCGTGATGATTAGTCCGGCCCACCTGTGGAACCGCTACCGAACGCAGAGCAACGTTATTTGTTGCACCCGCATTGACGACGCTGTTGTGGCCATCCGTTCCATCCTTAATGACCTGTGGGTCAGGAAGATTATACCGCCAGTCAAATCTGCCTTGAGGCCAGGGGGAGTGAGGTACAGTGCCGGTCCCGATGACAGAAATACAGGTCACTAACGTTGTGAACAACCCCGTTGAAATCCAGACAACCCCTTAAATGGTCGCAGGAGTCCTTTTCGACGTAGGCGATGGTGATGTGTGGCTGGTATTTGTTATAGAGAACGGTGCTGGCGAGGTTATAACTTAGTTTTTCATTCAAATGATGCAGTGCATCACTAATGACTTCTATTTTCACTACGTCGAATTTGCTACTGGTGGTGAAAATAGACACTGCCCCAAGTTTAACCCGAAAGGCAGGTTCATTCCTAAGTAGTTCACGTACTAGCTCGGATTGTTCGGTGTGGAGGCCGTAGAGGACGGTGATGTGTATTTCGTCCTCCCGCCCGTACACCGGGTCATGCGGGTCGAAGAAGATTTTGCTGTCTTCTATGTGTTGCTCGCCCCACTCGAAGATTGTGTCTGCGGCGGGAGGAGCTAAGCGTACTTGCACCGACGAATACTGATACTGCGTAACACTATTCATGTTTAGTCAAAAAGTGTTTCCATGCCACCGTCGTCGGCTGCACCGCCATCGTCTCTGACTATCTTGCTCTTTTTGGCTTGGATTTCCTCCAGCCTTTTTTTCTCCTCATCAATCATCCTGTTGATGATGTCAACTGTCCTCTTAGGAGTGTTTGGATTCTGCACTCCGTTAGCGAGCATCTCAGACCATGTTTGGTGCTGGGTCTTCTGCGGAACCCGGCTGGAACGCTTCTTCTCCGTTTGTTCTAGTTTAGCAATCGCCTGCCGGATGTGAAAACGGACTTCTTGCAGAGTGAAATCCCCCGGCAAGTTGCTTAGAGCTTTAGTTAAAAATTCCTTAGTTGGTTCTAAGTCCTTCATTCTTCCTCTATCATAGTGTTATCCGATTCTATAATGAAATATGAACGCTCATTATGAAAAGTATTCACCTTTGGCATTCCAGGGTTGTTCGTTACCTCCACGGTTTGCTCTCATTTGCCCAATGTATTTGCTCACATCCTTGGCTGCTTGTATCCCACCTTCGGGTGTATCTTGGTAAGTTTTTTCGCCACCCATTGGGAATATCAACACCATAGCATTCTGGTTGTCGTCAATTTCCGTTCTAATCCCATGCTGTTTCATGTCTTGCGGGGTATACCCTCCTTTTTCCAGGTATGCTTTCAACGAAGCATACCACTGTTGCCCATCTACCTGTGGTGCAGCACCGGGTCTTGCCTGCGGTGCAACAGGATTAGGCGGTGTTGTAGGGGGATTAGGCTGGTTAGTGCCCTGTACGTTCTGTGGATTACCCAGTGCTTCATTAGCCCGCCATAGCATAACTTCGTTGTGGAATTGTAAGAATGTTTTCATGGTTGTATTTACGTCTACCACCCAAATTCCCGAATCAACTTATCATATTTACGCCTAAAAGAATAAACGACACCAGCCATAATGTCTTCATCGTCTGGCAACAGTATCGGGTCTAGTGACCGCTCGCTCAATAAATCCTTTGGCGCTCCTTCAAGAATCTCCCTTCTAATTTCCTCATAGATGGAGGACTTGAAAGGTTGTTTCAGTTCTTTTGGCACATCGGCACCCATTGGGATGTCTCTTAGTATAGAGTCTCTTACATGCAATGCAAGACAACATGCCATAATAGCGTCGTCATGCTCTCCCTTCTGAGCTTCTACTTTACTAGTTTGTGGGTTGTACAACAGCGTGTTAAACTCTTTCACCAGTCTTGTGCTATTGATTCTTACGGTTCTGTTAATGAGGCGTTGCTGGAGGTTTTCCAGAATGACTTCTCGGTTCTGCATGGTTGTCTTCCAACCTGCTTTCGGTGTCTTGGACTTGGTACTGTCGTAGTACAGATGCTCATAGAACAGCACATGCTCCAGGGTGCTAAGTACGGCGGAACCGTGGCCCATGTTCTCAACGACAACCATAGCGTTGTTGTAGTAGATGCCTACTTCGTTAACGATTTGGGCGAAGATGTGGGCGGGCACACAGTTACTATAGAACTCGGCGACTTGTTCCAAAGTTCCCTGGTCGAATACTTCCAGGCAGCTATTGTCGCCGTCTTCGCCGACACCTTCGGCGGCATCGACACCTATGATGTACTCATGTCCATCTTGGGGTTCCTTCCAGAGCCACAAGGCACCACCTGCTGCCGCTTTATCCGAAGCAGCACCCCTGTAGTCATCATCTGCGTCCGTATACCACTTATTGTCCTCTTCCTCGTCCTGCTTGGATTCTTTGTTAATCCACTTGTGGAAGCTCTTACGCTTCGGGTTGCTAAGTTTAGTGCTTTCTGTTAGCTCAATAAGCACGTCGCCGGGGATGTAAGTGTCACCGGAACCCAGGAAGTCTCTTAGAACTTCCTGGCGGAAGCCCTTTTCGCCAAGCTGGGCCTTCTGGTCGGCTACCCATTCCGGTCTGCTATAGTCCGGGTGTGTTTCGTAGTCCAGGTTGATGATGTGGAACTTGTTACGTCCCTTTTCAGCCATGTGGTACATCTTCTCATACCAGTTGCCGTAGCCGTTAACTGTGGAGATAACGATACAGTTACCCCCAGTAGACAGCGTTGGATACATAGCCTTCCAGTGCTTTTCCATTTCTGGAATGAAAGCCGCTTCGTCCAGGATTAAGTAGGTAACAGCAAGACCACGGGCACGTTCGGGCGTGCCGAAACGCATGTTGCCGCCCGTATCGGGGAAGTTCTTATGGTGGTCGTTCCATTTGCCTTCGTTCTTGGGCGGCTGTAACCAGGTCGGCATGTGCTTAACAGCAGTGTTAACGATGCTACCGGCGACGACGGCTTCGGCGTCTGTCTTGGACAGCAGCACAATCTGCTGGTCGAGCTTGAACATACAACGCCAGAGGCCCCACAGTTCGGCCAAAGTCGTTAGTCCACCCTGTCGGAACTTACTAATGATGTTCCAACGGTAGTTTTCGAAGGCGTCCATCACATCCGACTGGTACTTATAGATGATGAAAGGTATAAGACCTTTACGGGGGTGGATGATGCGGACGTACTTGGCCGCAAAGTAACGGAAGGACAAGGCACATTTGGTGAATTCCAAACGCTGACGTTTTTCGTCGTAGTTGTTGAAGTCCTCAACCGTCTCGTCCGGGTCGATTTCTAGCTGATATTTGTCGAACTCGAAAAAAGGTTCGGGGTACTTTGTTCTATAGTATTGTTCTAGCGTTTTGAATTGGCCCCGCCATTTTGATGGCTCGCCCTTAGCGTCTATATATGGATTATCCATGTGTTAAGGTTACTCCTTTCTAATTGAAGGTATATATACAAAGTTAATAATTTTTCAATGAGGTAGCTATGACGTTTAAGGTGTGGGAGTTATCGCAAGAGTGGAGACAGGGTATCAAAGGCGGCAAAGCTTACCCACTGGGAGAGGTCCAGGCAGATACTTTGGAGGAAGCTGCTGATGTGGCAGAGGCCAACTACCCCCATGTGGAGTTATTTCGCATGACGTTCGGCATGATGGCAGTGGAGTGGGATAAGAACAGCGATTGACAAACCAGTTATTTTCTTGTAACCTGGCTTCTGGCGTTGAAAATATCAAACCTGGAGGAGTTACAAATGTCGCAGAGTGTCTATGAAATCAGTCGCAATCAGCCGGTGGCAAGGTTCTACTATCAGGGGAGCCATAGCCATCCTGTCCGCAGGACCATCCTAGTGATTGAGTCCACGGCTAACTTGCTGACTGGTTATGAGTTGAGAGAGGGTTCGACGGTGCGGCAGTATCGCAATGCACCCATCAAGAGTTACCGCAAGGACTTGATTGCGACGGAAGACCAGCTTGGTCCCCGCAAGCATCGTGCCCCAGGCCCGCAGGTAAGTACCTTGCAGCGGGGGTCGTTAAAAGAATTGATATTGGTTGGCGTTTAATGCCAGCCGAGGAAAAACAACGTAGCCAGAGTTTCAAGAGTCAGTAGTCCGCTCAAGACATAGCACCACTTCAACAGTGTGCTGTCTATTACAGCACTGTCTTGGGAATCTACCTGAACGCCAATGTTCACTTGAACTCTGGCTTCGTTGTTGTTCATATAGGTTTAATCCTTACTTCTTTAAGTACCGCTTTTTCAAAACCTTGTGTCGTCTTGAAGTGAAAGAGAGCCGCTTCTTCGGCTAGCTGAGTTGCTTCGGCGACAGTCTTTGCTGCCATCGGCTTGAGGGTAACGTATTCCGGCCCCAGGCCCCTGTTAAAAAGGGCGGTAGCTACAAAGGAAAACAGCGACGGTTTTGGAATCAACGGAGTGATGTCGATACCATGCAGCTTGCATTCTTCGATGAGTTCTTTTATGGTTAACATAGCTCTCATTATAGTTAAAACTTACCCCAACGCAACCTGAGCTTCTCTAAGAAGGACAGTTTATCTTTCTTATCCTCTTCCTTTTCCTCTAGTGCCATCTCTTTATGCCTTGCCTGAGCCATAGGTCTAGCACTAACTAACAGCCACTCTAGTTTTTCCTCCCACTCCTTGTGAGGGACGAAGCAGGTTATATCTCCAGCTTCTTCTGCGTAGACTAAGTAGCCCTTGTACGTTAGCGTTAGTTCTTTGGTGTCTACCATGTACTTTATTTCCATGTGGACACCCCTTCTTAGTCCGTCGAACATCCAACCTATCAGGCAAGGTTCGTCCTCATCGTACTCGGGCATGGCCCCTTCCTCGTCTATGTCGTAGGGGTCGTTCAAAGGTCCAGAGGAATGGTGGGTCGGCATCATAATGCCGAACATTTCTTCATTCCTACCGCCTTCGTGGGCGATAATGGGTTCGCCCATTCCCTTTAAGACAATACCAATCTTCCCATCCAGTCCGGTGTAACCCTTTTGGGTGGCTTCGATTAGACGTTGCTCTTTGACTCTCTTAGCTATTTCATTCACAACAGTATATATCGTATGTGCTTCAAAGAATTATCAATAGCGATGGAACTCGTAACATGACTCCTTCTGCATAAATAAGCCAGGAGGAACTATGGCAGACATCGTTAAGTATATTCTCAATGACCCCACTACACCTGACTTGATGTTGGATATGGAAATACCGGCAAAACCGGCCCAATGTGACTTCAAAGTGGACGGGTTTCGTGGTGGCGCAGACCAATTAAACACACTGGAACACCAGGCGGCTAACTGCCAGGTGACACTAATCAACGGCATCAATCTAGCCTGCCGTTACACCAACCTAAACCACTGGTCTAGCGTTGCTCAGTTGTTCGTACAGCCTCGGGCTGGAAAGCAGTTTAATGCCTACTATGACCGTCAGGGTTTGAGGTTCTTTTACTCAACTGACCCTGTTAGTCGTCAGTTGATTTACTCCGTCAACTCAAGAGAAGTGGTTTCTCATGAATTGGGTCATGCCATCCTTGACGCCCTTCGCCCTGACCTTTATAACGTGCAGGCGATGGAGATTTGGGCTTTCCATGAAGCATTTGGTGACATTAACGCCATTCTGAACGGCATGCAACTTGACCCGTTGCTGAACAAAGCTCTGACCGAGACAAACGGCAATTTACGACTAAGCAACTGCTTTACCAAACTTGCCGAAGAAATGGGTCTAGCTATCTTCCATGTTACTGGCGGTCGCATGGGTTACTCCTCCGCTTCCTTGCGTGACGCTGTAAACGGCTTCACCTATAGCGAACCAGAGAAGCTTAGTCCTTCTGGTCCAGACAACGTACTAACGTCAGAGTGCCATAATTTCTCCAGAGTGTTCACTGCTGCTTGGTATGATGCTCTGGTGGGGATGTATGAACAAGAGCGAACGACACCGGGCATGTCGGCGAAGGATGCGTTAATCGCTGTGCGAGATGTTATGGCTGGTTACACCTTT